TGAAGAATCTGGATATAAGATCACAACGGTAATTTCCGGTCATGCTACCGGAGCAGATACCTTGGGTGAAATTTATGCAGATGACAATGATATTCCTCTTGAGGTTTATCCAGCCGATTGGAGTAAATATGGTAAAGTGGCAGGTTTCATTAGAAACGCTCAAATGGCTGATGTAGCAGATTCTGCTGTTATCATGTGGGATGGTAAAAGTAACGGTACAAAGAATATGGTTCAGGAAATGAAAAAGAGAGGATTACCGTTCTTTGTTCGATATTATAATATTGAATTTACACCAGAAACCCCATCAATTTTTAATGGTTTATTTTTAGAGAATGAAGATGAGTGAGAAAATTAAGAACGCATTTGATACCTTACAGAACGAAATTCATGCAGATGCTGGATACGCATGGAGTTGGCATTGTAATATTGCTATGAATATCTTTGATGAGTTGTGTGGAAAACTCCCCCTTGATCTCAATGTACATAGATTGTCAAACGATGCTGCTGCTAGAGTTATACAGGAAACATTTGATTATGATATTAAACAGACAGTTTATTGGGCTGGGCTGTTCAATGATAACCACATTGAAGACTAAAAGGAGGAATTATGACTATTATGGTTAAGTTTCCACATATCGAACAATTCAGAAATGTGGTTAGACAAGTAATGGATACCACCCGTTACTTTGGTAAAGATGAAAATGGTGATCCAATTTACAACCCAAATGTTCTGTTACCAAAACTAAAGTGTATCGGTACGACGAAAATTCATGGATCAAATTCTGGGATTGGGATTCTGAATGATGGAACTTTGTGGGCACAATCTAGAGAAAGGATTATTACCCCGGAAAACGATAACTTTGGATTTGCTACATTTGTTCATAAGAATAGAGAAGAGTTCCAAGACATTTTTTCAAAGTTCGAATATGCCCCTACTAAATTCAAAGGAATTGTGTTATTTGGAGAGTGGGTGGGTAAAGGGATTCAGAAAGGAGTTGCTGTATCCGAATTAGATAAAATGTTTGTAGCATTTGGTGCTAAACTAATTTCTGATACAGAAGATACTGGAAACGTCTGGGTAGCTGATGAAGATTTAATTTCTGCTGTTGGGTACAGAGATGGTGCTAGAATTTTTAATATTTTCACATTCGGTAAATGGGAACTTGAAGTAGATTTCAATCATCCAGAATTAGTCACAAATCAATTGATTGCTCTCACTGAAAAAGTTGAAGAAGAATGTCCCGTAGGTAAATTCTTCGGGGTATCTGGAATCGGTGAAGGGATTTGTTGGAAAATCGTAACGGAACCATATGTCGGTGGTAAATTCATGTGGAAGGTTAAGGGGTCTCTCCACAGCTCTTCGAAGGTCAAAAAACTCGCCTCTGTTGATGTTGAGAAGGTAAATTCTATCAATGAATGTGTTGATAAGATCATTACCGAAAATCGGTTGAACCAAGGTCTTGAGTATCTGAAAATGAATGGGTTGGAGAAATCTCCAACTAACTTGGGTGCATTTATCAAATGGATTACTACCGATGCTATCCGTGAAGAACTAGATACTATTATTGAGTCTGGTTTGGAACCAAAAGATATTGGTAGTGCTGGCTCTAAAGTGGCCCGTGAATGGTTTTTAATTAAATTTAATAATGGAGAGTTTGAATGAAAATTTTAGCAAAGTATAGTGGTGATTGGGCGGATGAATTTCAATGCGAAGAATTCAAAGTGTTTCAATCACAAGAAGACTATAATGTCTGGGTTAATGCTGTTAAACTCATAATTGATAAAGGTCATACAGAGTTCTATTTCGGATCAAATGAATATAATACATTTGATCGCATTGAAGACTTAACCGGAAATATCACAACTTTTGAACTGACTGAGGAGGAGGCAGAAGTATTTTTCAAATACTTCCAATTCACCTATGGGGGTTTTGGTACTGGTAATATCTTCTCCATTGATCCAGATGATGTTTGGTTTGATGATGAATACTAAGATGAGTGGGGATAAACAACTCGATGAAAAGATTTCACGTATAAGAGCTAAAGCTGAAAATGCGTACATTGAATACATTTCTATACTGCGTAGAGATACCAGTTTAGGATGGGAAATTAAACTTGAACGTAAAGAATTTGGTGAAGCTGAATTGAAATCTCATTGTGCAGCAGCAGAAATGTTGGGTAGGCACAGAGCTTTAAATGAAGTAATAATGCTCCTAGAAGAATAGTTATTCGATACTTCCTAAGTAGTATTGTGGGAGCTATGATGCTCCCCTTTATTACAAGGAGTTTCAATGCAACAAATCAAATCCTATTTATCAATTTTTAGTAAGTTCTGGCCTAATACACCCCCACCCACCTCAGAACCTCCTCCTACAAGCGATCAGCTATTATTTACAGATTTCAAAAAGAAGCAACACATTGTAAAAAATATTGTACTGAATCATTGTCCATACTATTCCTCTGCACCAAAAGATATTCAAAACTGGATACTATCCCACCCTGAACATTTTGACTGCCTATATTTGATGGAGAAAACCATTGCTACCATTGGCGGTTATGAATTTGTGAACGAACAGGGATATGACTTCAATGATTCATGTAAGAGTGACTTAAAAACCGTTTCCATTTCGGTTAACGGAAGAAGAGGATCGCAGGTTAGCTTTGCGGTAACGCCCATCAGAAATGTCAAATCAAAAATTGGACCTATACGTTTAGCTGTATATAATATCCATTCAGATGAAATGATGTATTATGTTCTGGAACCTGAACTATATCGGTCATTAATGGATAAAACTGACGCAATCAAATTGTATTATAATATGGAACTTAACGGCATTGCTCGAATAGAACATACCAGAAAAAAAGATATTATAGAATTTGCTACTTATTTAGCATAAGCACTTGACAAAAATTAGGTGGTGTTGTATAATATTCTCATGCTAACTGAGAATGAAAACATGAAAATGGCAACACCACTATTTCAAAAAGAACTTAATCAACTAGACTCGCCACGTACAGAGGTCGCGACATTTACTCCAATCAACGTACAAAAAATGCGGGAATCAAACATTACCACGACAAACTATAGTCCAAGGGTAGTTCAAACACTTCAAACAATCCATGATCCATTGGCAGTATTGTCATTTGGGCAAAATGAAATCGCTAAGATTTCGGAAAAGTCTGACCTTATGCTTCAACAAATGGATGACACAAAGGTAGACTTTATTGTCGAACAGTTGTCATCTATTATGAAAATGGTAGAGCATGATAAGTCAAAAGACAAATCATTCGCTACAAAATTGAAAAGTTTGTTTATTGATGTTAAGGAAGATACCTTAGCCAATATCAACAGCACAGAAACCCAGATGAATCGCGTTATCAATGAAATAGATGATAATGTTGAGTCTCTAAAAGAAAAAATTAACCAACTGTCAATTACCTATAAAAATAATATGGATGATTATTTGTTGTTGACCGAATTGGTAAATGATGCTAAAATAGTTTTACAAATCAAGCAGGAAGAATATGAACGATTGTCATCAAGGTCTGATATGACTCCAATGCAAATTGAAGAAACAAATGCATTGAAGCAGCAAATTGATCGTTTTGATAAACGTTTGATGACATTGGAAAAGATGCAATTTGTTACCATGCAAACTGCCCCCAGTATTAGACACATACAAGATAGTGGTGTAACATTACTAGAGAAGTTTGAGGTTATCAAATCAATCACGATTCCCATGTGGAAACGTACCGCTAAAATGTATAGCGATGCACTTGGTATCGGAAAAGCGGCAACATTGGCAAATAGCATTGATAATGCAAACAACGATTTAATGCTTGCTAGTGCTAGAAAGCATCAAGAATTAGCTGTGTTATCTGCAAGAGTAGGACAACGTGATGTAGTGGATACATCAACCCTAATGGAGGTGAACAAAACATTAATTGATACATTTAAGGAAGTTGTAACAATTAATAGATCAGGAGAAGAGGAACGATCTAAAACGAGAGAATTATTGGCACAAGCAAAGGCCGATTACTTAACCACAATCAGAAACAAATACGGTATTTTATAATGGCATTTAATCTTGAGAAGGTCCAGTTTGTACTGGAAAAGCGTAAAATTAATAACATCCCATGCAATGTTGTATTCGGCATTGATGGTTCAGGTTCAATGGACGGTTTGTATTACAATGGCACTGTACAAACTGTAACCGACCGTATTTTCACCATTTCAATGTCTGTTGATGTTGATAAAATTCTGGATATGTATGTGTTCGGTGGCAAGGCGGTTAAATTAAATGCCGTAACCGAAAAGAATATCAATGGTTATATTAACAAAAATATCAAGTTGAATTGGAGTTCCCCTTGGGATTCTGGTGATACAAATTATGCTCCTGTAATCGAAGCAATCTGTGATACCGTAAAACCGAAGGCTATTGCCAAAGTTGGTGGGTTCTTCTCGAATCTATTTGGTGGTAAGAAAGATGATAATTCTACAGATGGTAACATTCCTCCAGTGTTGGCTATTATCATCACAGATGGTTCAAATAATGATCGTGATCGTACCAGAAAAATTTTGGATGAAGCAAAGAATCTGAATATCTACTGGCAATTGGTTGGTATTGGTTCATTACATTTTGATTTCTTGAAAGAGTTAGGCGATGCGTATCCAAATGTTGGCTATGTATCAATCCCAAACATCACAAAGAAGTCCGAAGAAGAGTTGTATGATGAACTGTTGAACGATGAGTTCGCAGAGTGGGTTAAACGGTTTAAATAAACAATAAAGGTAAATTATATAATGATGCAATATTTTAAAGGTTCGTTTATCGTCGCTGTAATTGGCCTTACATTAGGCTTTTTGATCGGTGGTCCAACTGGGTTATTCATTACAGCTATTCTTGCGATTCTGGAGGTATCGCTGTCATTTGACAACGCTATCGTCAACGCAAAGGAATTAAATGTCATGGATACCGTTTGGAGAAAACGTTTCCTAACATGGGGTATGGTGATTGCAGTATTTGGTATGAGAATCATTTTCCCTCTCTTGGTTGTGAGCGTAGTTGCTGAAATTAATCCATTCTCAGCATTAAGTATGGCAATTTTCGAACCAGACCAATACAAGGAAACTATCACCTCTGCGCATGTTAATATTATGGGGTTCGGTGGTTCGTTCCTGTTCATGGTGTTCTTGAAGTTCTTTATTGACAATGAAAAGGATGTTCATTGGATTGAAAGAATTGAAGATAAGCTGACTAAACTAGGGGTTATCACTACAGTAGAGGCGGGTATCATTCTTGTGTTGACTGTAGCGGTTTCTAGTTACTTGGAGCACACTCACGGAGCAGAGGAAGCATTCGCCTTCATGAAGTCAAGTGTTTGGGGTATTGTCGTCTATATTGCGGTTGATGCGTTACATTTGGTTTTGGGTGAGGAAGATGACACTGGAGCGGTTATTCGTACAGGCTTGGCATCATTCATTTATCTGGAAGTATTAGATTCAAGCTTCTCATTTGATGGTGTAATTGGTGCGTTCGCTATTACCAACAGCTTGTTTATCATCGCAATTGGTTTGGGTATTGGTGCAATGTTTGTTCGATCCATGACTATTATGCTAGTGGAAAAGGGTACTCTAAATGAATACCGGTATCTTGAGATGGGAGCATTTTGGGCTATCGGTTGTTTAGCCTCCATTATGTTCATTAGTACATTCTATGAAATTTCAGAGGCTGTAACTGGTGGATTAGGTGCTACATTTATTGTATTATCTTTGATCTCTTCGATTAAATACAACAAAAACGAAATTACTGAGTAAGGATATAATATGTCACATGGTTTTAAATTAGAGAAAAATGATACCTTTAACTTGACAAAGGAAAGCGATCAACTTAAAGTAATTCGAGCTGAATTGGGTTGGGAAACCCCAGAGAATGTATTTCCATCATATGATCTTGATGTGTCATTGTTTGGCTTGAGAGAATCTCCTACTGGTCCACGGTTGGTTAAAGAAGACTACTTTGTTTACTACAACCACCACAGCAAAGACAAAGGTCCTAACATTCAAACAAATGATGGTGCTATCACAAAGTCACCTGATGAATTGTCTGGCGGAGTTGAATGGATCAAGGTTGAATTGGCGAAGGTTGATAAAGCGGCTGATGAATTGTCTTTTGTGGTCACAATTCACGATGCAAGAAAACGTAAACAATCATTTGCACAGGTTCGTAATCCATATATCCAAATCTTCAATGATGAGACAAATGAACCAATTTGTGTATATAACCTAGAAGACTTCGGTAATGCAACGGCTATTCAAGTGGGGTCATTACTCAGAAGTGGTGATGAATGGATTTTCCAAGCAGTTGGAGCAAGTCATCAAGCAGAACTAGGTGATATTATCCACCAGTTTTATCCATAAGTAGAGAAGGGGCTTTAATTAGCCCCTTTTTATTTGACAAAAAACTAATTAGGTGTTATAATATGAAAACATTGTATCTATTACGCGGGTGCCCCGGTTCTGGTAAATCCAATTTAGCGGTAGGGTTATACACTAATGGAGTGGTACAAATGGAAATTTGTGCAGATTACTACCATGAAGATGAGCATGGGGTCTATAATTGGAAACCGCAGAATGTGAAGAAATCCCATGAATGGTGTCAGGGAGAAGTTGAATGGTGGATGAAAGGAGAATATAACATTGCCGTTCATAATACATTTACTACAGAAAAAGAACTGAAACCTTACTTTGACCTAGCTGAGCAGTATGGTTACAAAGTAGTATCTTTAATTGTGGAAAATAGGCATGGATCCAATGATATTCACAATGTCCCAGAAGACACTAAACAGAAAATGAAAGATCGATTTGAGGTAAAATTACTATGACAAACGAATTACTTATTACAAAAATAAATGATTTTTATACTAGTGTGCGGCACAGAAATTGTGAATATTTTATACGATCCGAACTATTAGATAATGAACTAAAAGGGCGGGGTCTAGGAATTTTCTGGAATAATGAAATTAAGATTGGATTTATTGCTGATTATATTATCAGTAGTGACAATCAATTAGTGAAATGTAGAGATGACATATCTGTAGTAATTGCAAATCACCTTTACCATCGATCACCCGACTTATGAGTAAAGAATCAAAAACTTGGGTCTCATCGGATTTACATTTTTTCCACAAAAATATCCTAAAACATTGTGCCTCAACTAGACCCTTCGCGGATGTAGAAGAGATGCACAATGCTATACTGGAAAACTGGAATTCAAAAATTGCTCCACATGATACTGTCTATATTTTAGGTGACGTATCATTCGGTAAAGCAACAAAAACTGCTGAAATTATAAATCAACTAAATGGGAATAAAATTCTTGTCATGGGTAATCATGATAGAGGATACATGAATAAACCCGCTTTTATATCATGTTTTAGTTCAGTGCATAAAATATTAGAGCTAAAATATAAAGGATATTCCATCATCATGTTCCATCACCCTATAGCGTTTTGGGAAGATTCCAGTAGAGGCTCTTTTATGTTACATGGACACTTACACGGATTCCCATCAAACCTGACTGGTCGAATCAAAGATATAGGAATGGATACTAATAATTGCACACCTTATCTACTAGATGAGGTGATTACAGAATTACTACAAATTGGACCTATAGAGCACCATTAATTATGAGCATTTTAACAATTTTAAATCAGCTTGCGAGCACACCATCAACCAATGATAAATTGGCTATCATTGAGTTACACAAGGATAACATCACATTTGAGAACGTATGTTATTTTACATATAATCCCAAAATTAAATATTTCATTAAGAAACGCCCTAGTTCAGATTTTGCCAGTGGTAATATGTCATTGGCTAGGGCTTTACATGAATTAACTGATAATGTTGTAACAAGAGTTAAAACTGGAAACTCTGCAATTGAGCATGTAAAATACTTACTCAATGAGCTAACAGAAGATGATCAGGAAGTATTACTTAGAGTCATCGAACGGGACCTGAAATGTGGAGTGAGCAGTAAATTACTAAACAAGGTATTTGGTAAGAATTTCATTCCTGAATATCCTGTCCAATTATGTTCGAAATATGAGGAGAAATCTATCAAGAAAATCACATACCCTGCATATTTTCAGAAAAAGGAAGATGGTGGCAGAGTTAATCTTGAGTTTAAAGATGGAAAATGTATTTCTGTTACCACCAGAAACGGTAATGTGTTATCCATTAAAACATTTGATGATATTACCGTAAAGGATCAAAGCCATTTCATTTTAGATGGTGAACTGTTATATGCTCCAGGTGGGGTTATTGCGGATAGACAATTAGGAAACGGATTTATAACTAAAGCAATTAGAGATACCATTTCAGAGGAAGATGCTAAGAACTTGATTTTTGTTTGTTGGGATTATATTCCATATAATGAATTCATTATAGGAAAGAGTCCTCTTCGATATGATGCTAGATTTTCAGTTGTATTAGACCTGATTGATGACACACAATCAAAACTTCGTGTGGTAGAAAATGAAGTAGTTTATAACTTAGAGGAAGCACTGGAAAAATATGAACGGAACTTGGCTTTAGGTTATGAAGGGGGTATCCTAAAGAATATGGATGCCATTTGGGAAGCAAAACGTATTTCCGGTGCTATTAAATTAAAGGCTGAGAAGACCGGAGATTTTTTGGTTGTGGGCTTTAATTACGGAGCCAAAGGCACACAATTTGAAGGTATGTTAGGATCACTTATCTGTCAAACATCTTGTGGAAAATTACAAGTCAATGTTGGTAGTGGATTCAAACAAAATAAAGGTGAACGTGATGATCCTGAATCATATATTGACAAAATCATTGAAGTGAAGTATAATGCTATTATAGAAAACAAAGGTGATGATATGAAATCACTTTTTCTCCCAATTTATAAATGCGTCCGTAGCGACAAAGACACAGCAAACAGTTTAGAGGAATTAGCATGAGTTATTTTGACATGACTATAGAGCAAGCCGCACTTACCCCACCAAGAAAAATCAACACATTTGTCTTACGAAATTGGAAAAAAGAATCGTTTTCGTATCCTGTAGTAAAGATGTGTGAAGATGCAAAAGCAGTTTTGTTAACGGGGTCAAAATATATTTGCCCTTCTATTAAACCAAATGACATTGATATTATGTTTTGGGTAGAAGACATCAAAACATTTAGAGAAAAACATGCACCAAACGCAGAAGTATGTGGGGAAGAATATCCAGATGATGATCGTGTAGTTTTAAGAGAAAACGAATATAACTTCATCATCACAGAAGATAAATCAAGTTTTGATAAATGGGCGGTTGCGACCCATATTGCAACAGCCCTCAATTTAACAGAGAAAGTAGATAGGTCATTTTTATTTGATATGATCATCGAAGATTATATAGTTGTTCCTGCTCCATCCACAGAGATATTTTAATGAAAAACCTAGTATTTACATTACTGATTTTACCTAGCATCTGTACTGCTACCGAAATGTACCAAACCCAAGTTACGAAGGTATTGGATGGAGATACTATCCACATCTACCTTGGAACAATACCTTTCCAGAAAATGAAAGAAATTTCTGTTAGAATTGACGGGATCAATTCGCCAGAAGTGCACTCAAAGTGTGCTATTGAAAAAGAAAATGGGTTGAATGCCAAAAAACTTTTGTCTGATAAGATCCTCGATAAAACCGTAACATTGGTTGATTGTACCAATGATAAATTTGCACGATGGCTATGTAAAGTGGATTACAACGGGGAAGATATTTCCCAGTTTATGCTTAAGTCAAAGCTGGCGGTTGAGTATCATGGAGAAAAGAAAGATCCAAAAACTTGGTGTCCAACAAAATGATTAAATTACCAAAAAAATTAGACTTTAGAACATTATATAAACTAAAGGCGAAGTTTGATGCTGGAAAAATGACAGAAAAAGAAAAGTCTGATTTTCTGTCATATACGCTAGTGGTATTTGAGCATTTGAAATCTACACATGACCAAATAATTAAAAGGGTCAAGGTCGAAAATAGCTCAACCCCTAATACGAGTGTATGTAAGGACAAAAAATGAAAATAGCATGTTTAGATATTGAAACGCTAGGGACAGAAAGTAATTCTGTTATTTTATCTGCGGCAATTTGTTTTGTCGATTTAGAATCAGAATCATTTTCCGTCAATGGGCTGTTTAAGAACACTTTATTTGTAAAGTTTTCTGTACGAGAGCAAGTTGAAGTATATGGAAGAAAAACTGATAGGGGCACAATCGATTGGTGGAATAAGCAATGTGATATTGTAAAGAAAAAATCTTTCTTTCCATCTAAATCAGATTTACCAGCAAAAGATGGGTTATTAGTTCTAAAGGCATATATTGAAGAACAATGTAACCCACAAGAAACTATCGTTTTTATCCGTGGATCATTAGACCAAATCGCCACTGATTCATTGTCCAAAGCTGTAGAGATGGAACCACTATTCCCATACCATGTTTACCGAGATTGCAGAACATATATTGAATGTATGTCATCTACAGCTAAACGAGGGTACTGTGAAGTTAATCCTAATATATTCCAAGACTACAACAGAGAGAATGTGATCAAACACGACCCGCGATGGGACTGCGTGTTAGATTTGGCACAAATTATTTCATGTGAGTAAATATTATGACAATTACATTAGGTTGGTGGATCATACCAA